GGTTCCTGCCTCTGTACAGGCTGTTGAGGCTGTTGGACGGGTGCAGCAGGTGGCTGTTGCGGCTGCTGGTTCCGAATGGATTCCAGCTCGGCCTTTAGCCGTGCGATCTCCGCGTCCTTGTCCTTGCCCTTGTCCAGTACCTGCTTGAACCGCTTGTACGGAATGGGGCCGGGAGCGTCTTGGTCTTCCTGCTTTGCTTCTGGTTCTGTCTGCTCCTCACTCGCTTGAGGCGCTGGTTCCGCAGCCTGCTTGGCCTCCTCCATGATCTCTCTTGCGAGTTTGTCATCATCCAGTCCGGCAAGTTCATCCGGGATTGCCTCGGGCTCGGGTTCCTGCGTGGTCTCCTGCTCTGGCTCTGCTGCCTGCTGCTCAGCCTCTTCTGCATCAAACGCTGTCTCAAACTTTTCCATGTTTAACTCCTTTCGCGCCCGTATCGTCGGCGGCACGTTTATGGCATCAAAAAAGCACCTGTGATATCTCACAAGTGCTTACTTGATTGCGTTGTAAAGCTCGGCGAGTGCGTTCATTGCGACAGGGTCATTGACTCTGTCCGCGCCTCTCATCATGTACTGGATTCTGTCGTGCATCAGCTCGCAAATATCTGCCTTGACATCGTCAATGCCGATTGCCTTCGGTTCCTGCACATCCAATACGGGTTCCTGGGAATCATCCTTCTTCGGTCTTGCCATCCTATCACCTCCTTTACAGTGCTGGTGCGGCTCCTGCCATCATACTCTGCGCCGCCGCCTGCGTCATATTGCTACCTCTGTTTTGTTGAGGCTGTTGCGGTGCCATCGGCAGCATTCCCGGTTGCTGTGCCTGCTGTTGCGCCTGCTGCAATTGTGCCTGCGCCTGTTTCTGGCTGTTGGCATTCTGTAGCAGGTTGTTGACCTGCCGTTGTTGCGCCAGCGCGTCTGCCAGTCCTGGGAACATGTTCTGCACCATCAAGTTTACTGCGTACTCTGCAATCTGCTGGTCGATGAGTCCCGCCTTCGCAGCCATGGCAAACTGAATCGGAAGAGGTGCATCCTTGAACGCGATGCTCTGATTCATGTTGTCGCGCTTGCTCTGCTCCAGATAGAACTTCATCTGCATTTCCTGCTGTTTCTGCTGGATCTCTGCCTGTTGCATCTGCATCTGTTGCTGTTGACGTTCCTGCCAGCGCTGTTTGATCTCGTCTTTGTTCGGGAGGTCTGACAGGTCGATAATCATGTCAAACACCAAATCCCCTGGGATCTGAAGCTTGCTGACAGCGTCAACCAGTCCCCACATTTGCGCCTGACGCTGTGTCGTGCTCGCCTGTGTGTCTGCAACGACAATATCAAACTCGCCCTGCGACAGGTCATTGAGCGTTGATACAATCGTCCCTGCAATCGGGTCCTGCTGTATCACCTGCTGGTTGACATGGATAAACTTCTGTCCGTTGACGCCCTCCACACGGTAGACCTTGTCCTCCGTGTAGAATTGCGGAATGACACCGGGTTTACCAGTTTTCCCCCACAGGAGGAACGCAATCTGCTTTTTTGCTTTCCGCAGGTGGTCGAACATCGGCGCTATGTGCGTTATCGCCTGTTTTTGTTTGAGCTCTATCGCACGACCTGAACTCTGCGAAGGTATGTCCGTACCCATGAGAGCCTCATTGATACCGGATATTGCAGTTAAGTCCTGCGTCGCCTGCGCCTCTGCCTGAATGAGTGCGGCAGGAGGATTCGACGGCTGCCGTTCCATGATTGATCCCAGCTTGCCGGGTCTTACCTTCTGAAAATGTCCTGGCGTGCTGTGCTCTTCTTCAAACTCTCTCCACTGTTCCTCCGTCATGGCGTCCGCCTCAACCCATCCACCACCATTGGAGGACGTATTGAGTATGTGGAGCTGTTGGATTCGTCTGCGGTTTATTTCTCTCTGCGGGTCCTTTAGATCCCGCACAATGCCAGCAGGTATGTCTCCTGCGCCGTAGTGGTAGCAAAGCACAGGGACAAACGGAAAATCTCCATGCTGGTACGGAGACTGGATATCCTCTAGCAATATCCTGTCCATGAACACGCAGCACCTGACAACGGTCCTGTTAACGGATTGCCAATTCTCCACAGCGCCCATCATGAGATACTCAATTTTCATCTCGTCCTGCGGGATCGCCGTGCCATCAGATAGGTAATAGAGTGTCTCTTTCTGCTTCTTCTTGTACCAGCACTCGACGAGCCTTACTTTCTTCAGCTCCGTCTTGTACCAGAGAGGATCAATCCGTTTGTTCTCCTGCAGCTCGGCAGAGTCATACACCTGATACTGCGCCTCGATATCCTCCGCATGATTGGGGTATGCGAGTTTCAGCTCGTCTTTGTCTACCCATTTTGCCCTGCAGATATATGTCATGTCAGAGTAGTCTGGCTTGTGCGTCTCAGGGTCAGGGTAGATTGAGAACGGGTCCTCCCGCCTCACGTATGCCTCGCCGTCTGTGGAATCCTCATTGAACTCATAGCCCACATCGAACCATCCAACACCTCCGACAACAGCATCCATGAATGCGTGCGCCTCCTGTGCGTCATAGTCGCAGGTGTCCAGAACGTATTTCGTCAGCCCTTTGCGAACCTCACAGATTTCCTGGTCATCATTGGTTCTCGGTAGGAAATCAATGTCGTATCTGTTGAGCCGTTGGTAGCCAGAGAGGATGTTAAGCAGCGGTTTGATTCGGTTAATCGTAATTGCAGGACGTTTTTCCTTCTCGAACGTCTGCTTCTCTGCGTCACTCCACTGCTGCCCTGCTACGAAATCGTAGTCTTCTTGCGCCTCATCCTGCCAGTCCTCGGCAGCGTCTACAGCGTCCTTGAACATTTTGCGGAACCGCTCAACGTCCGTATTATCCTTGACAATCTGTTTCTCGTCCATATTCTCACCTCCCTCAATACGTCCATGCGCTTCTTGACTGCTTCTCTTCCCATGCGTCTACAGGTCTTGCTTTTCTTGGCCTCGACGGTGTCCACGGTCTGGACAAACACGCATACCCTAAATCATCGGCTGCGTGATCCTCTCCATCTGTGTCGTAGGTTTCAGGTTTACGCTTATCATGTCCTAGCATGGGTATTGTCCTGATGGCGTGGATGCAGTTTCGAAAAACAAATAGGGCAGGCCTGTAAGTCCCGTCCTCTTGTTTATTTCCGACCAGCCGCTCTTTTATCGCGTTGGCCGCTTCTATCCGACCTTTCGAGCATTTCCCGAATGTCACAAGATTATGCTGATACAGCACATCATTGATTTCCTCTGCAATCGTTGGACCCGTCACTCCTGTGTTCGCCCAGCACGCACTATCGAGAACGCCATAGCTGATATTCTCGGCCTTAGACTCCACTTGAACCAATCTATCTGCCACCTGCCGTGCGGTCTCTCCCGTCCCCTCATTGGGAGCGCCACTCCATCCATAGAGTTCGCGCCACATGTAGAGATTGTTATCGTAGTCCACAGCGTACCAATGACAAGAGAATGGTTTCGCACAGCCCCAATCCATCGATCGGAATTTTAGCCACCTGTCCGGTATGTCGAATGGATCTATCACATGGATGCCATCACGCCATTGACTGAAGAACTGTCCCTGCGGAAGTCCCCACTCCCCGAGTGCTACGACCTTATACCGGTCTGGATCCGTGAACTTCAGACTCTCGTATTTCTCGCGGTCAACATCGGATAGCCATTCGTTGCAGCGGTACGTCGTGACCATGGCTAATGTGTCCTCACGCGGTACATCGAAGAATGTGCTCTTAATCCAGCATGACGCGTCCCACGGATTAAACGTTAACGTGATTTGTGTGAAATATCCTTCAGGCATTATGCCGCGAATCGACTCGTCTAATGATTGAAACGAGATCTTATCCACCTCATAGGCTTCCTCCACCCAGCACCAGCAAAGGAATCCGGTGTCTACAGTCATCGACGTGACGCTTGACCATTTGTCGAGTCCGCGAAATAGAATTTTCTGCCCTGTCGGTATATATTCTAGCCGAAGCGGAGAGACAGTACATTTCCATTGAGACTCGACACCCAGCCTCTTTATCGCCCAAATTAACTGCGCGTAGCATGATTGCTGCAAGTCTCTCTCAATTTGCCTGATGCAGAGTACATTCGCGAGCGGATACTGCATCATTCTTACGATGAGATTGAGTGCCGTAGTGGTTGACTTTTTACTGCCACGTCCGCCCATTAGTACGCGATATGGTTTTTTGCATCTCCAAAAACGATTGTATCCGCCTCCGATCACACTGGAGACAGAGAGTTCAGTCCGTCTCTGGCACATCGTCACGTATCACCACCACGCCAGCGTTCATGTTAACTTCCCGGCGTTCGATAAATGATCCCTGCATTTTCCCGAGAAGCTCCATGGCCTTTAATGCCGCCTTGAAGTCAGCCTTTCTCTGTACCTCTCCACCGTCCTGCGTGAGAACGGATTCCGTAGCTTCTTGTCTCGCGATTTTAGTGAGACGTTCCTGCATTTCTTTCGGCCCCATGATGGCGTCGGAGGCGATTTGTTTATGAATTTCTTGCAGACGATTCTTAATATTAACATTTTTTAACAATCTGGTAGCAGCGGCCGCAGCTGCATTCTCTGAATTAACCTTGTATCCAGCCTGCATATACGCCTGTTTGGCATTTCCGCTTTCGGCGTACGCCATGCAGAACGCCTCTTGCTTCGGACTAATCCCATTCACATGCTCACCACCTTTTGAGAATCCTGTAAACTATCAAATCCCAAACCTCCCATCCAAGAAGCGCATGCCATCAGATTTCATTTCATCAAAAAAGGCACCAGCGTCAGCCAGTGCCTGTTATTGTCTGGGAGCGCATGAGCGACGCTCCCTGTTTTAGGAGGATAATGTAATGTATCATTGCCATATCCACGCTATCATGATACCACGGAT